CTTTAGTTTTACAGTCATTGTAATTCCTTAGTACCAAGACCCCGTTCCATGCCTTGGTTTCATGCGTCCATGAGTTATGGATGAACGGACGTGGTATTTAGAACAAGCCAGGTATAATCTGACCTGTTAGTGAATAGGAAATGGCGATTGCCCAGAAAGCAATCATTGCAAATCTACCATTGGCACGTTGCCAGATTAAGATGTTTTCCATTTACCAGATACCAGGAATGATTTGACCAGTAAAGGCATAGGTGCCTAAAGCTGCAAAGATTCCGATCATAGCCCAGCGGCCGTTTTGTAATTCTGCGTTGTCGTTCATTGTTAATACTTCGATAGGTGGTTCTTTAGCAAACATATTTTGTTTGCCGTATTCTGTTGTAATCATTCAAGTTTAAGGGAAGTGAACAATGGCGAGGACGATGAATCGGGTCGCCACATTTACACTTACATACCTGCTGCTTTCATAGCATCTTGTAATGCTTTGTTACGTCTCCTTTGAGGGTTGCCTTTCATAACTTCTTTCATCTTCTGCCATGTAGTATCTTCTTTAGATGGCTTAGTGTGAGCATGATCCTCACCTGTTGTTTTTTTGTTATAATGACTAGGCATAATTTATCCTATTGATGGTGCTGTTAAAGCTATCTCACTAGTCTCAGCTGATGCTAAGTCAAGAGGGAAGTTGTGAGCATTACGCTCATGCATTACTTCCATACCAAGGTTCGCACGGTTCAAGACATCTGCCCAAGTGGGGACAACTCTACCACTAGAGTCAACGACTGACTGATTGAAGTTAAAGCCATTGAGATTAAAAGCCATAGTGGAGATTCCCATAGAGGTAAGCCATATGCAAACGACGGGCCAAGTAGCCAGGAAGAAATGTAAACTCCTACTATTATTAAAACTAGCGTACTGGAATATGAGTCTCCCAAAGTACCCATGAGCCGCAACAATGTTATACGTCTCTTCTTCTTGGCCGAATTTATATCCATAATTTTGAGACTCCGTTTCAGTTGTCTCACGAATAAGTGAGGAAGTAACGAGACTTCCGTGCATTGCAGCGAAAAGAGCACCGCCGAATACCCCAGCAACACCGAGCATGTGGAAAGGATGCATGAGGATATTATGTTCGGCTTGGAATACGAACATGAAATTGAAAGTACCAGAAATACCAAGAGGCATACCATCACTGAAACTCCCTTGTCCAAAAGGATATACAAGGAAGACAGAGAAGGCAGCTGCTACTGGAGCTGAGTAGGCGACGCATATCCATGGCCGCATTCCTAATCTGTAACTAAGTTCCCATTGGCGTCCCAGGTAAGCTGCGATACCAGCGAGGAAATGGAAGACGACGAGTTGATATGGTCCCCCATTGTAAAGCCATTCATCGAGATTGGCTGCTTCCCAGATGGGATAGAAGTGTAACCCGATTGCGTTGGAGCTGGGTACGACGGCTCCTGAGATGATGTTGTTTCCATAGAGTAGAGATCCTGCGACGGGTTCACGTATGCCGTCGATGTCGACTGGGGGTGCAGCTATAAAAGCTATTATGAATGCAGTAGTTGCAGTTAAGAGTGCGGGTATCATGATGACACCGAACCACCCCACATAGAGGCGGTTGTTGGTGCTAGTAACCCAGTCACAAAACTCATTCCAATTGGATAGAGGTGATTTTTGTACTGATAGTGTTGTCATTAAGGTAGTTGACTTGTATAAAGGTGTCGGGTGGTGGTAGGTGGGGTTATGTCAGCACCAGTAGCACTGGCACCTGTGTTAGGTGGTGAAGCATTAACACTTTCAACACCTTTGGGTGAAACTTTAGCATGTTCATAGCTTGCTATGCTACCTTGCATTCTATAGGGTGCAAGGAACCAACTGTTACCAGCTGCTTGTACTACATAAGTGATAGCATTATCAGCAATCAATGTAGTACTGTCTGGATCATAACCCATTGCCATGTGTAATTCTCCTTAGAAATTAATGTTTGATCGTTCTAATTTTTGGTATACATCCTGTCTGTATGCAGGATCGTTTTCATATCTTGGATCATCCATAGCACGGACTACTTCAGCTTGACTTCTAAATCCATCAACAGCTGTAGCAGCTTTACCTTGGATCATCTCTCCTTCAGATCCATTAGCATCTGTATATCTATAATACAAAGCTTGTAAAGCAAGGTTAATAGTAGAAAGATTACCTGATTCTAAAGCATTATCGTAAGCTTGGATCTCTCCATCAGTGAAGTTTTCTTGTGCCCAACCTATCATATTTGCATAGGCTTGTTCACCACCTACTGCATTTTGAATAGCTGTAACTTCTTCATCACCTAATTCAGCTGGAGGATCACCACCTGGATCTTGATAACCACCTTCGGCTACCATCTTATTGATACGAGTGTAAGCTTCCATTACTTCTTTACCACTCATCTCTTCAATAGCAGCTTGAGTTGCTTCAGTTATTTCTCCAGATTCAGCGAACTCTTCAGAAGCTCTAAAAATTACATCAGCTTGAGGGTCATCTTCAAAAGGATTAAAGTCTTCATCATCTGTTGACTCATCCTTTTCATTAGTAGTTTCAACCTCTTCTTCTGTTGTGGTTTCGTCTTTATTAGAACCTAACTTTTTTTGTAATTCAATATAAGCTTTCTCTAATTCTTCTGCATCTTTATATTTACCAGCTAGTAATGCTTCTTGCTCTTCAGCTAGTTTTTCACCAACTTCTAAAGAAGCAGCGTCTCTTTCTTCGGCTGCTTCAATAGCTTCTGGGTCATCACTAGGGTCATACGTTAGATTTACTGCCATAATTTGTTTCTGTTTTTAATCCTCCGAGACCAACAGTTGTTACTATACCACCAGGAGGATGAATTGTTGGTTCACCTATCATGGTTTCTTGTGCATACTTAAACTGATTGGGTTCGAAAGAGGTGGGTTTAGCGATATCTGTGCCTTCAAGCGTTTGCTTGGGCTGGGTCTTGGGCTTCGAGCGGGGTGCCCGCTTCGGCCTGGTCGGCTTGACCTGTGACATTTGCAATCATCTCCTCTGCATTAGGGTTTTTAGATGGGTCAGCGATAGGAGAATTCATAAACGATCCAGCTTGTGAAGCCATAGTCCGATCCATCTCTGCATCTTGTGCAGCTTGTGCTTCTTCTTGCTGTTGCTCCATAGATTTAACAAGGTTGAGTACATCAATACCTTGTGCAGCTGCAAGACGTTTGATAGCTTCATCAGCATTGACATACTTAGTCATTGCTTCAGGACCAAGTACTTGAGAGATCGTTGTAATGAATGTTGTTAATGATTCTCTATCTTGTCCACGACCTAAAGCATTAATACCTGCTACGATAGTAGGTTTAACTATGTCTTTAGGAATACGTGGTAACTCCCCTGATCTTTGTAGGGTAAGTAGTTTCCTATTTAAATAGGGTACTAAGAACTCAACAGTTAACAGTGAGAATAAACCACCGAGTTGTTGTTCTAGTTCTAGTTGTGTGAGGCGTACCTCTTCAGCTGTAGTCCGTTCACTCTGCCTTATGTTTAATACTAGGTGAGCTTCAAGTAAACGTTTTTCTAATTGGTTAGACAACTCAGCAGCTGTTCTAAAATCTGCTGTCTTACCAACTTGGATGACACCTATATCATCAGGTCGTCCTTGGACGATAGCTCCGTTACCTGCTGCCGCTATGGTCTGCGGTTTGGTAGAGCTTGAGGGTGATACTGTAAAGATTACTTTTGCAGCCGCTGCAGAGCCTTCTACGAGTGCCTGAGATAATGCTTCCAATGATCGGAAGTCTCCTAAGAACTCTTCAACTCTACCACGTCCATAATTCTCACCATCAATTGAGTTAAACCTAAGTACTAACCATGGGCTAGCATCCTTGGGTGCTTTGCCTTGCGTACCTGGTATTATTTTATCGAATGCTTCTTGGTGCCATACCCATTTGTTACCACGTAACTTGACACAGGTATAGACTTCCACATCTTCAGTATGTCCACCAGTACTGTTGGTACCATAGTCTCCAGGGTGATTTGGATTCCCCTGTAGTGCTAAGAACTCTGCTGGTAGTAACTCTCTGTTAATTAATTCTTTTGTGGCGATCTCAATTACGTTGCCGTTTCCATCTCGTTCTATAACATACCTGTTCAATGGGTAATGCTTAAGACCTTCCTTACCCATAAATATAAGGGCGTTACCACCTACAACTAGATGCTTAATAGCTTGGTGTATAGTTACTCTATCACTGGAAGCAGCAATAGAATCCATTACCATTCTCTCAAGTTTCGAGAAACTTAAGTCAAGTTCAGATCGTACATCTTTAGGTAGTTCTGTTCCAAGTTTATCATCTTGAATCTGAAACTTAAAGAAGGTAGTCTGTGGTGGTAACAATGCAAGCATTAATTTTGCTGCTAATGTTACCACACACTTGGATCCTACTGACTGCCATGGTGTATCTAGTTTTATATGTGATGTTCTACCCTCATCATTTTGAATGAGGTAAGGAAGGGTAAGCTTAGAGCATTGAACTGCAGTGTCAAGAAACTGTGTTCGGTTCCTAGTAAGGTGATCGTACCTTTTGCGTGCGTTCATTTTAGTTATACGTTAGCTTTACCTGAACCTCCAGGTGTTCCTGCAGTTGGTGTAGCACTAGGGTTAAGTGATATCCTAAGTCCTGCCAACCCTCTTTTCTTAGTAGTCTTTTTCTTTCTTCTTACACCTTGAGCTGCATCATCTAAATTACTCTTAACCTTAGTAGGACTAGGAGTATAATCTAATGGGTCAGGTTTCTTATCTATTTGAGCTTGCATAGCAGCAAGTGCTTTATCATTTGCAGCTTTAATTGCTGCTGCTTGTCTTTCAGCATCAGCTCTAGCTTCTCTGGCTGCTCGTTCAGCAGCTCTACGTGCATCTCTAGCAGCGTTTTTACCAGGCCACCAACACATAATTAAAGTACCTCATCGTCGAGTCGTGATCGAATCCATTCTGTTACTGATCTTTGACCAGCCTTATACATTATGGATTCTATTTGTTCTTTTGGGTGGGGGTTAACGGGTGGGAATTTTTCTTCTAGTTCTCCTAGAAGTTTCTCCACAGTGAGACCTATGTTAAGCGTACTGTGGGAGGTTTGTATTTGCATGTTCAAAAAAGGCGGGCATTCTGGCTCTCTGTGTCTCAGAAAATTCTGGGGCTTTACCCTCATACATTAAGCGATCACTCGCATCCAGCCAAAAATTTTTGTCCAAATATTTATCGGTAGTATTTATACCTAGGGGTTGGAATACCCAATTAATTGTGGCCTTCCTAAGTTTATCCAAAGATTGACTAGGAGATAAGCCCATATCGTGACATACCAAAGAATTACAAGCCACGTGGATTTGTTCATCTCTGGAAATATCAGCTGATACCGTTCGGAGACCAGGATCCCCACAAAACCTAAAAAAAGGCAGAAGTACAAAGAATATAGCACGTTCAGCTACCAATGCTTTTAATATAGTGTGATCTGGGTGTTCTTCCCATGCTGTCCTCAATCGGAGTGCCTCGGCCTCAGCCTTAATGTCAACCCCAATTGAATTAGCAATATACCCAAGAGCAAGGTCATGGTTTTCTTCGTCGGTTACATTTGATTCTAATAATGCTCTAGCGTTTGCGGGAACGTCTTTTTCAAGACCTTCCTGAATGAAGGTACCAACTGGTAACTCCATATGACGTATTGCGAGAGCACGGTAGATGGTTTCTTCTGCTCCATCTTTTAATTTTCCAGCGGTGGTTTGTACGGGAGTCCACTTTCGCTTTCTCCCAAGTAATTTTTCATACGGATCTTTCTTCATTATTCTTGACAATCACAGGTTATCGGCTCGTTTCCGAGTATATCCTGTAAGTAATCTTCCACATCAGCTTGATCTAATGCTGCATACGCATCGGTCTTATCTTGTGTATCTGACATTACTTGCAGGGAGTAGTATAAGGAGGTCTGGGGTGATAGTAACCACTCTTCCACGAAGTTTCTGTCGTATGTAACAACATCACTCCAGCTATTAAATGAATAGCCGTGAAGAAGTCCTGTATTATCCATCATTATCATTATCTCATCTGCTACTTTCTTATATGCATCCCATCCTACTTCGCTTGCGATCTCAACATCTCCGTAATCATAGTGTTCTACACCAAATGTTCCAGAGTCTCTATCAACTGATCGTGCGATAGGCGGTGCGATTTCTGGTGTGCATGTATAGCCATCCAGATCTTTGCTTTTATAACTGCAGCTGGCAGTCGGTGCAATAGCAAAGGCTCGTACCATATTATGATTCCGAGCCACTGTGGCGGCAGACTCAATACCCAGTTTAAGTTGCCAAGCAATTTCACCTGGTATCCCATGAGCCTGCTTTCCGGCATTGACTTCAGCCAACGCACTTCCAAAGGCTTCATAAGTAACCCTATATCTTCTTAATAAATTTGCTAATCCAAGACATCCAAGTCCGACTTGGCGATCCGTTTCTGAGGGGAGGTATTCGCCAGTTGCCCCGACACCTGTGCGACTATGGAGCTCGCACAACTCGGACATGCCACGTACGAAAGCCTCTTTGATGTTCCCGATTTCACAGGCACCGAGATTGATATGTTGCAAGAGGCAAGTTCCCCGTGAGGGCAAGTATACTTCAAGGCAAACGTTTCCAAAAATTCTCCTAGCTTTGTCATCGTATTTTATTTTGTTGAGCCAAATGTCTCCACTTTTAATTCCGTAGAGGATGGCGTCTTTAATTCTGGCATCTGTTTGGTTCCATTTTCCAGCATCAAGGTCGATGCATCGTTTAATCCAGGGAGCTTCGGAACGAGGAAGCTGCACGAACTCAAGAATATCGGGGTGGTCAATATCAAGATGGGCAACAACCGCCCCGTTCTTATAGACGCCGCCCCTTCTAAGTGTTTCATTTAATGTTGAGTAAATTTTTGCGAATGATACAGGTCCAGAAGCCGTAAGACCTTTTCCGTTTTCGTGGCCTCTGGGTCTGAGCTTTGATAAATGGACAGCAACTCCTGCTCCATGTCGGAGTGCATGAGAGACGAATCTCCAACTTGCTTCGATTCCATTTTCACCCTCCATTGAGTCTTCTACGACATATACCGTGCAACTCACTGGAAGTCTAGATTCTGGGTTATCCAGCCATGACTGGACCCGACCAGTGCGGGAGATAAGTTCTGCGGTCATTTTAAACTAAGTCTGACAAATTTGGTGGTTTATAATTAGGTCCTTTTAAGACTTTTCCATCTTCTCGGTATATTGGTTTACCGTCCTCTCCGAGTTTGGACATATTACTTTTATGGATTCGATCTAAAGTTTCATCTAAATCCCATCCCATATTTTCAGCATATTGATAACATACATATACAAGATCAGCTAATTCTTTCAGGCATTCTTCTTGTGCATTTTTACCATGCCTGAATAGCATACCTTCAGCTTCGAGAAATTCTCTAAATTCCTCTTCTATCAGACTCTTCTGATAAGAACGGTAAGGTTTGGTCGATGAATTCTTTAGCTCGTATATCGACCTGAACTCCTTCGCTTGAGTGCTCAGGAATGTGTGATGTATGTCTGGGGTTATTGTTAGAGACATGTTGTAATTCGTTTTCTAAATAGTGGATTGCTTTTTCTAAATCTTTTATGGTACTATCTTTATATCCAGCTCTGCAGATATATTTAATAGCATTACCAAGATGGAAGTTTAGTCCTTGCTCTCTAATAAAATCCCAAACATCGGTAGAACCTCGTTGGTAGTAGGTGGGACCTTTGGCCATTTTTCAATTAAATTCATTAAAGAATTAGCCATAACAAAGTTTTGTTTTTGCATGGCTAAAAATATAGTAATAATATCTTTTCTATCAACTTCATCACTATTTAATCTAAGTTCAAGCTGCCTTAATTTTAGATCTTGTTCCATAGTTAACTTTGTAACTGGAGGAGGGGGACCATAATTTTGGTTGCTTTTTGTGGAAGTCATAATCATCTACTGTTAAAATCCTGGCTAAACGGGCATTTACTAATGCATCTTCTTCAGTTAAGTCCTTATCTTTAAAAGCTTGGACTACGGTTTCCCATGAATATCCTTTTTCGTTAAATAAAGCTTCCGCTCTTTTAACTCCAATTCCAGGGACTCCGCCATATCCGTCAGTTTGATCTCCAGAAATAGACTGGATAAGGTGCCAAGCAGCTCCGCTCTCTTTACTGACTGTGATTGTTTCATCGAAATTGTATAGTTGGCCAGGGATTTGCTTCATATCTTTATCAGGTGAAGCTATTATATTACCTGGATATTTAGTGCTATAAATACCCATAGAGTCATCGGCTTCAAGGCCAGGTTTAATTATAACCTTATACTCTTTTCTAAGAGCATTGATGACACGTTTATAACCGCAAGGTTTTTTACGATTACGATGACCTTTATAATCGGCCAAAATTTTCTTTCTAAAATTTGTACTGTCCGAAAAGAACAGTATTATATCAGAGAATGACCCAAGTTTGTTTTGAAGCTTGGTAAGTTCTCGCTTTGTTGCATTGTATGCTTCACTGAAATTAGAAGTGACAAGGATAACATCATCCCCAAAATCAATTTCATTTTCTTGTGCTGCACAGTTTTTGTAGACGATGAAGTCTGCATCGCATAAAATTTTCATACATTAGTGGGTGTCTGCCCAAGTTAAGCCATGTTTGGCCTCCGCTGCTACTGGGATTCGCATATTATAGTACTCTCCCGCCTCAGCAGCGGAAAGAACAAGAAGAGATTTGAGGTCATCAACATGTTCTGGTGTACATTCAAACTGTAGCTCGTCATGAACAAAAGCGAGCTGGCTGCAGCGTAGATCCATCTCTTTGATATGTTCATTGGCTAATACCATCCATCTTTTGGCAACCGTTGCTGCCGATGATTGTAAGAGATAGTTCGTAGACTTATGCCGCGAGTCAACGCTGATACGACGGTTATCGAGTCCATAAAGAAAACCCCTCTCACTAGCTTTGTGTATTGCTTCCAGCAGCTCTTTAAGACCCGGTATGGCAGCAACATAAGCTGCACGTATTTCTTTTCCCTTCGTCTTGGCTTTTGACTGTGAAAGTTGTTTGTCATAAGAGTGTCCTATTTTTATATCTCCGGCACCGTACAAAAATGCATAGGTGACGGTTTTGACAAGCTTTCTGGATATTCCAATCTTGTCAGCATTTTCTTGGTGTATGTCGCCATGCAAGAGCACTTCCGCATACCTTCCTTTATCCCATCTTGCAAGATAATGGGCAAGCATGCGTAACTCAATACCGCTAAGATCAGCACCGACCATTCGTAGGTTCGGACTAGCAGTAAATAAACGTCGAAATCTTTCATCACTCGGCACCTGACCTAAATTTGGAGATCGGTGGGCACACCTGAATGTAGCTGTTGCTACTGAGCAATGGTGATGGATCCTAGACTTCGTAACAAGCTTCTGCCATGCGTTCACGCCTTCTGATATCATCCCTAACTTTTTCGTCAGATCCAGTAGTGTCAAGAACTGAAGAGCAATATCCGTCCCAATATCTTTCAAGACCGTCTCGTCTACGACTGGCTTCCCCGTAGATGTTGTTGATGTGGGCTTCCAACCATAGTGTTGAGTCAGTATCCATGCTATATGATCTCTAGATGTAGGATTTAATTCTTTGAGCCTGGTAAATGGAGCGCCATCGACATAGCCTTGGGTCCGATTATTTCGTTTAGGAGTAAATACTGATCCTGCAACGAAAGGATGCCTGTTTCGAAGTAACCTAGTAGTTTCTTCATACTCTTTTCTGAGAGCCGATTCAAGTTCCCGTGCAGCGCATTCATCAAAATACCATCCATGAATCTCCTGTTGTGTAAGTATTTGTGCTACCTGATGTTCGAATGTGATCCACTCAGGTATTTGTGGAAATGTTTGCATAGTTTAGTGGTAACTATAACATCTTGTTCGCAATAGTCTTGCATCTCTTGGGACCATTCAGACCAATCTGTAGTTTTTCCAAAGTTCCCTTTGTATTCATTCAGTCTGTATCCATAAGCTTCGAGACTATGCCTTCCATATAATTGTAATGGCATATGGTTCCAATTTCTAGCTTTATCTATATCGAATAAATTCGGATGATATAAGCGAGATAACAAAAGAGTATCAATAATGATACCCCTAGGATTAAACCAAGGGTAGAGCCGCTGAATAATAGGAATGTCAAAGCCGATAA